GATCTGGTTGCATGGTGTAAAGCAGATATTACTTATAAGGCTAGTACTTTTACATATCGTGATTTTCATGCGCAACGTCGTTCAGGTACTCCCCAAACTTCGCCTATGAATACATTGTGGAATTTGGTCTTGATCACTACTTTTATGTCTCAGATCACTTCTAGAAATTATGACGAATTGTTTCGTCAGACCCCTCCTCTTTCCATAGCTGAGGGAGATGATGGAGTACTATCTATTAGTAGTGATGACATGAAGCGCTTTGCTCAATTTGTAAAATTACACAATATTCCCATTAAGTATGAAGAAGCACAAAATGGTGTTTCTAGTGGTTATTGTTCACGTCCTAGGACTGTAAATGGTGTACTGATGGTTCCTCCGTTACAAGCCATTACAAGACTATGTTGTGTAGCAGGTAATAACCAATTACTTAATTCAGCTAAGAATCGTATGGCCTATTTGTATGCTAAGGCTTTATCATTTGCTCAATTGTATCGATCACCAATGGTATTGGCCTTTTGCCATAATGTATTTGTACATTGTCGCAGTGCATTATCAATTGTTAAGAAGCAGTGGGATACCATTCAACATGTTGTACCTTATTCTGTTGCTAGTCGATTTGGCGGAACAGGGACTGTTAATTTGACTGAGCTTATGGAACAAGCAGAGTTGAATACGGAGAATCCACCTACTTCAGAGGAAGCACGGATTGATATTGTTTTGTCTAATCAGACGCCTGGGGAATACCATAATATTATGGAATCTATTCGCAATTGGAGACCAGGGCAAAATCTGAATCTAGGTGCGATGACTAGATGTGTAGCCAGGCGGTCTCATGAAGTACAAACAGTATTTGTGGAGGGGGCTCGTAAGTTGACTGATGGTGTGATTCATAATGCTGTGTTTGCTCGTGTAAATACTTTGTTATGCACCAATCAGTGGCGACCTTTCCTAGGATCTGTAGTTTCTTCGATTTGGCCATATATTGTTACATTCTTCACTCTATTTTGTCTTGTTTCTTATGGCTTAGTATTATTTTTCACCACTTCAGCATTAATTTGCTTACCTGTAGCTGCGTTATTAGTGATGTGTGCTACAGTGAGCTTGGCAGTGGGTTGTTCTTGGCGTAGGGTTTGGCGATTTACTGTATTGTTAGGATTGGCTATCTTTACAGGCATTTCTTTGAGCTTGGGTTACTTGCTTGTGCAAATGTTATCGCGATCACGCCGTTTTATACGAAGCCACTTTACTGTGTCCGCAATCATTCATCTGTTGCATAGTTTTGTGGGATCAATTTTCCGCGGGATTGTTGCCACAGATGTTGATCTGGGACCGGCGCTTGAAGCAGAAATGTAAATGTATCTGTGAGCGTATTTGTAAAGTATATGTATTATTATTAGACGTTTATTTGGATTTGATTCTTTTATCGTCTTTTATTTTATATATATATATATATTGAAACAGCGTATAGTTTCTGACTGTCGTATCTTACTAATAAGATAAGAA